TAACAACAATTGATACCCAGTGGGTGGCGGAGCAATCTGCCACCCTGTTTGGGTTATGAAAGGACAAATGCGTATGAAAACACTCTCACTGGATTTGGAGACGTACAGCAGTGCCGACCTGAACAAGACCGGCGTGTACCGCTACGCTGAGTCGCCGGGTTTCGCTGTATTGCTTTTCGGCTACTCCATAGACGGCGGCGACGTGCAGGTGGTAGACCTTGCTTCTGGTGAAGCAGTGCCGGAGGACGTCATCGCGGCGCTTACAGATGATACCGTCGAAAAATGGGCGTTCAACTCGTCATTCGAGCGGATTTGCCTGTCTCGATTTATCGGCTTACCGACCGGCGAATACATCGACCCGACATCGTGGAAATGCTCAATGGTGTGGTCTGCGTATATGGGCTTGCCGCTTTCGCTCGAAGGCGCGGGAGCGGTGCTGGGCTTGGAGAAGCAGAAGCTGTCAGAGGGTAAAGACCTGATTCGTTTCTTCTGCCGTCCCTGTAAACCGACCGCAGCCAACAGGCAGCGCACACGCAACCTGCCGACCGATGCGTCGGATAAGTGGGCAATGTTCAAAGCCTACAACAAACGCGACGTGGAGACGGAGCTGGCGATTCAAGCGAAGCTGGCGAAGTTCCCTGTGCCGGACGAGGTATGGAACGAATATCATATCGACCAAGAAATCAACGACCGTGGCATTCCTGTAGATATGACAATGGTGCGTCAGGCAATCGCCATCGATAGCCGATCGCGGGAGCGGCTCATGGCGCTCATGCGGGAAATGACCGAGCTGGAGAATCCGAACTCGGTACAGCAAATGAAGCAGTGGCTCTCGGACAACGGTCTGGAAACGGACACGCTTGGTAAAAAGGCTGTCAAGGAGCTGCTCAAAACCGCGCCCGCTCCGCTGGGAGAGGTGCTTTCGCTCCGACAGCAGCTCGCGAAAAGCAGCGTGAAGAAGTATCAAGCGATGGAAAACGCCGTCTGTGCGGACAGCCGTTGCCGTGGAATGTTCCAATTTTACGGTGCCAATCGGACGGGTCGATTTGCCGGACGGCTCGTACAGTTACAAAATCTGCCGCAAAACCACCTGCCCGATTTAGAGGAAGCCCGCGCTCTGGTACGCTGCGGCGACTACGACGCCGTTGAAATGCTCTATGAGGATGTGCCGGACACACTCTCTCAACTTATCCGCACGGCGTTTGTGCCAAGCGTCGGTAATAAATTCATCGTAGCAGATTTTAGTGCCATTGAAGCCCGCGTTCTCAGCTGGTTTGCCGGTGAGGATTGGCGCTTGAAGGTGTTCGAAAGTGGTGGCGACATCTATTGCGCGTCGGCATCTCAGATGTTCGGCGTTCCCGTCGAGAAGCACGGTATGAATGGTCACCTGCGGCAGAAAGGTAAGATATCCGAACTTGCGCTCGGCTATGGCGGATCGGTCGGCGCGCTCAAGGCAATGGGCGCGTTGGACATGGGCTTGGCCGAGGAGGAGCTGCACCCGCTGGTGACGGCGTGGCGCAGCGCGAACCCGCACATAGTGCGTTTCTGGTGGGACGTGGATAGAGCCGTCATGCGGGCAGTACGGGAACACATCAGCTCGGAGATACGCGGTGTAAGGTTTTCATGTCAAAGCGGGATGCTGTTCATCACGCTTCCGTCCGGTAGAAAACTCACTTACATCAAGCCCCGCATTGGCATGAACCAGTTCGGCTCGGACTGCGTGACCTACGAGGGCGTGGGCAGCACGAAGCAATGGGAGCGGCTGGAGTCATACGGACCTAAGTTTGTGGAAAACATTACGCAAGCCACCAGTCGAGATATTCTTTGCTACGCCATGAAAACACTGCGCTGCTGCAATATTGTAGCGCATATCCACGACGAGGTCGTCATCGACGCCGATAAGCGGATGTCGATGGAAGCGATATGTGAGCAGATGGGCAGAACGCCGCCGTGGGCACCCGGACTCAAGCTCCGCGCCGACGGCTTTGAATGCAATTTCTATAAAAAAGACTAAAAAACCACTACGGATTATAGGCTGCGCTTGTCCTTTAGTTAATGGAGGCTGGTGCAGCCTATCATTTTTCTGGAGGATTAGATTATGTTCTACATCAAAACGAAGCTGCCGGACGGCAAAACGGTCAAGACCGAGGTCACGGACGAGAACGTATTCACGCGCTGCTCGGAGTGCGGCAAGGAAATCAGTGTTGACCTTGCAGAGTTGTTTTCCGACGGCAATGGCGATTTGTATACGTCAGCAGTTATCTGCGAGGGCTGTACGGCGAAGCGTATGAAAAAGTACAAGCATCTCAAGGACATCAATATTACCGCAGACAGCTTGGCGCTCCTTTCCGAGGTGCTCATCGAAGCGGGCTATGGTGAGGAGATTCAAGTTATTCTGTCGGGCTATGACGCGGATGACCTGAAGGGACTACCCGAAGAGCTGTACTACGATTTCGCCGCTGCTTTGTCGGATTTGGCGACGGGAGAGTATGGGCTATGAGCTATAAAAACGTAGAAGGCTACCCCGACCCGACTGCCAGTGCGGCAATCGCCAGCGTTACCCGTGAGGAAAAGTCAAAGGCATATAGACCGCTGGTTTATATCTGCTCACCCTTTTCGGGTGACATCAAAACGAACACTGAAAACGCAAAACGCTACTGCCGCTTTGCCGTGTACAGCAATGCGATACCATTAGCTCCACACCTGCATTATCCGTCCTTCATACGGGAAGACGACCCTGCCGAGCGGGAGCTGGGCTTGTTCTTCGGGCTGGTATTGCTTGGAAAGTGTGATGAGCTGTGGGTGTTCGGAGAAACGGTATCGACGGGCATGAAAGCTGAAATTGAAAAGGCAAAACGAAAGAACATGGTCGTCAGGAGCTTTACGACCGAATGCGAGGAGGTTTTATGATGTGGAGTTCTGCGGAAAGAGCCACCAGACAAAATTGGGTTCTGGGACAAATGGCGCAGGTTTTGACCAAAGATGAGCACAGCAGTCTGCAAGCGTTTTTCGAGTCATTATCTAATGAGGATTTCTACAAGCTGGCACTTGAAATGTTCCGCAGAAACGGCAGTCAGCCCGCGACATTGAAACAGTGCCTGAATATCAATGGGAACGCAATCAGGTCGGGAAACATGAAAGCCAAGGAAAGCGGGATGTGTAATATTCCCGTCAGTCTTTTGTCGGACGAGGATAACGCTGCGCTTATCACAAGAATCAACGCTTCTCGTCCGAGCGATACGATTCAGCTTTCGAGCGCGGCTGACATTAAAATCATAAATCTGTGGGAGAGCAATGTGAAGGAGAACGAGGACGTTACCATACCGTCCGATTTATTCTTTGCCGAAACAATCCCACTCATGGACTGCAATATCATCGTGGACGAGCGCGATGAAAACCCAGATGCAGAGGTAGCAAATTATCGTGTGGTCATTTTCAGCGATTACGCAGAGCAGCTGCGTGTTGCCACAGATAACGATGCCGTCAATGTCGGTGCTATCGAAATTAAGTCGAACAATGCTGCGCTGTTCATACCGATTAGTGTGGTGCGTGGTTTAGACAGCCTGTTAATCAGTAACCTCGGATTTCGCAACTGGTCGGAGTACGCCAAAAAAGAATACTGCAAGAAGGTAACGCTGGAAAATATCTCTCAACTGTCAATTTCACTGCTCGAAACGTGGTATGGCATTCAAATCGCGCTGCTACACCCTGTGGTACGCGAGGTATTCAGGCATCCGAGGACTGCGCCGGTAAACGACGCTAAAAAGCCGAAGTATGGAAAGTGCAGAAACAAGGTCAAATACATCAAACAGCATATCATTTCGACCGACGAGTTGGACATCGCTATTTACGGCGATTCGAGAGGTTACACACGCCGTTCGTTTATCTGGTACGTCATCGGGCATTGGCGCGTTTACGCTGACGGAAAAAAGGTGTTTGTAAAGCCCTATTGGAAGGGCGCTCTGCGCGATGTAAGGATGACCATTGAGGAGCGGGAGCGCGAAATAGCCCAAGTCTGCGGTACGACTGCAATTATCGACAAGGAGGTGATCAGTCATGCGTGACCTACCAATTGCCTACGGCAACAGTCGGTTCTCCAAGAACTGGTCGAACAAAACAATCTTGTTTTCCGAACTGTGTGAACGCTGCAAGACGTCGATCCGCACCACGGAAACAGTCGAGGAATATCAAAAGCTCAAAAAAAGCGACCGTGACAACATCAAAGACAAGGGTGGCTTCGTCGGCGGTCATTTGAAAGGTGGACGGCGAAAAAGCGAAACAGTGGAATGCCGCTCTATGTGGGCGGGTGACCTTGACCACGCGACGCCTGAGTTTATTGCCGCTGCCGCAGACAATATCAAATTTGAGAGCTTCATCTATTCTACCCACAGTCACACGCCGGAGTCGCCCCGTGCGCGTATTGTCGCGCCGTTAACGCGGGATGTGACTGCGGACGAGTATGCGGCTCTGTCCAGATACCTTGCGGACAACCTCGGCATTGATATGTTCGACGAATGCTCCTTTATCCCACATCAGCTCATGTACTGGCCTACTACGCCCGCAAACGGAGAGTATGTTTTCAAACACATTGAGGGCGCGTGGATAGACCCGGACAAAATTCTGGCGGCACATCCCAACTGGCGTGATTGTGCTTTGCTGCCGACAACCTCGCGTGAGAGCAAAGTCAACAAATCGAGCCAGAAGCAGCAGGAAGACCCGCTCTCCAAAACTGGCGTTGTCGGCGCTTTCTGTCGCACCTATAGCATTACCGGCGCAATCGAAACCTTTCTCTCTGATGTGTATGCTCCATCTGTTGTGGAAGGACGATACGACTACATTCGCGGCGAAAGCAGCGCTGGCTTGGTGCTTTACGATGATGTGTTCGCATACAGCCACCATGCCACAGACCCCGCATACGGCAAGCTGTTAAATGCCTTTGACCTTGTGCGGACACACAAGTTCGGTGATGAAGATGAAAAAAAATCCTTTGCCGACATGATGGATTTCGCTGTGAAGGACGAGGCGGTCAGTGCGTTACTCCTGCGGGAGAAGCAATCGGCAGCTGCGGAGGAATTCGATGACTGGACGCAGGGGCTGCAACGCGACCGTAGTGGAGCGATTCAAAACAGTCTGCACAACATCACGCTCATTCTGGAGAATGATGAAAAGCTCCAAAACATCTGCTTCAACCAGCTTGCGGACGGCATGGAGATTAAAGGCGACGTGCCGTGGCAGCATCCTGCTCGATTCTGGCGCGACGCGGATGACGCGCAGCTCATCTGCTATGTGGATGCCAACTATGGCAACTTCTCGGCTCGTAACTATCAAATCAGTGTCGCCAAGGTAGTCGATGACCGCTCCTACCATCCCATACGTGAGTTCTTTGCCGGACTGCCGCAGTGGGATGGCAAGACCCGTGTTGAAACACTCCTCATCGACTATCTCGGTGCCGACGATAATGCCTATACCCGCGCCGTCACCCGAAAAACGATATGCGCCGGTGTGGCACGAATCAAACAGCCCGGTATCAAGTTTGACTATATTCCCGTGCTGAATGGACCCCAAGGCATCGGCAAATCTACCCTCATTGAGCGGCTCGGCGGCGAGTGGTATTCGGACAGCCTGTCGCTTACCGATATGAACGATAAGACCGCAGCCGAAAAACTGCAGGGCTATTGGATACTCGAAATCGGCGAGCTTGCCGGAATGAAAAAAGCGGACATCGACAAGGTCAAAGCCTTCATCTCCCGTCAGGACGATAAATATCGCGCCAGTTTCGGCAGACGGGTAACGCCGCATCCGAGACAGTGTATCTTCTTCGGTACGACCAACTCTCAGAATGGTTATCTCCGTGACATCACGGGCAATCGCCGCTTCTGGACGGTCAAAACACCCGGTACGGGAAGATTGAAGCCGTGGCAGTTTACGAAAGAGGATGTTCGGCAGGTGTGGGCGGAGGCACTGGTACTCGTCGAACGTGGCGAAAAGCTATATCTCGATTCGGACTTGGAGGCACAATCGCAGGTCGAGCAATCTGCCGCTATGGAGCAGGACGACCGTGAAGGTCTCGTCACGGCATACTTGGATTTGCTGCTGCCGGAAAACTGGGCGGATATGGATATCTATGCGCGACAGGAATATATCCGCGACCCGGACGCGCCTGTGCAGCCGAAAGGCATGGTGCGGCGCGATGCGGTCAGCAATCTGGAAATATGGTGCGAATGCTTCGGCAAACGCAAGGAGGACATCAAGCCCGCCGATTCCTATGCGATAGCAGCGATGATGCTTCACATCGAGGGCTGGCACAAAACCGACGAACGCAAAACGCAGCCCTTATACGGGCAGCAGCGTTTATACCGTCGTGTATGACAACCCATGCTGACAACCTCTGGAGCTTGTCTTTGTCACAGGGGTTGTCAGCCCTGAAAACCTTAGTACAGGGGCAAATTTCACCCCATTTTAGACAGCCTGACAACAATTTCTATATAGCACAAAAAGGTAAATATTTAATAGGAAATAGTGTACCTGTCACACGCGTATGTGCGCGTATAGGAAAAGTTGTCGAGGTTGTCACCTGATATACGGAGGAAATCGGAATGAGAGAACAGACGATAGAACACAAGCTGGTGGTAGCAACGAAAAAAATGGGCGGCATCGCAGTGAAGTTTATAAGTCCGAGTATTGACGGTATGCCCGACCGCATCGTGCTTTTACCGGGAGGTCATATTGGTTTCGTGGAGGTCAAGGCTATGGGCTGCAAACCGCGTCCGTTACAGCTTGCAAGGCATGGACTGCTTCGGCGCTTAGGCTTTAAGGTATACGTCATCGACGGTGTGGAGCAGATTGGAGGTGTGCTGGATGAAATACAATCCTCATGAATATCAGACCTATGCGACGAATTTCATACTGGATCACCCTGTGTCGGCAATTCTACTGGACATGGGGCTTGGCAAGAGCGTAATTACGCTGACTGCAATAAAAGCTCTCATGCATGACAGCTTCGAAATTAACAGTGTCCTCGTCATCGCGCCGCTGCGTGTGGCTACCCAGACGTGGCCTGACGAAATCAAAAAGTGGGAGCATCTGCACGACCTCACCTACGCCGTGGCGGTCGGCACTGAAGCGGAGCGTCGGTTTCAGCTTCGGCGCAATGTGGACATCCACATCATCAACCGCGAGAACGTCAAGTGGCTCATCGAGGATAGCGGTATCCCGTTCAACTACGATATGGTGGTCATCGACGAGCTGTCGAGCTTCAAATCACATCAGGCAAAACGCTTCAAGGCACTGATGAAGGTGCGCCCAACAGTAAAACGCATCGTAGGCTTGACCGGCACTCCAAGCAGCAACGGGCTTATGGATTTGTGGGCGGAGTACAAGCTGCTGGATATGGGAGAACGGCTCGGTCGCTTCATCGGCGGATACCGTGGTCGCTTCTTTACTCCGGACAAGCGCAACCAGCAAATTGTGTTCTCTTACAAACCGCTGCCCGGAGCCGAGGAGCACATCTACCGGCTGGTGTCGGATATCACCATCAGCATGAAATCCACCGATTACCTGAAGATGCCGGAGTGCGTGATAAACGAGGTGCCGGTCACGCTTTCCGAGGACGAGATGGAGCTATACCGCACTATGAAGGATGACCTCATTCTCAATCTGGACGACGGCGATGTGGATGCGGTCAACGCAGCAGCTCTCGCGGGCAAGCTCTCCCAGATGGCAAACGGCGCGGTTTACGATGAAAACGGCAATGCGGTACACATCCACGACCGCAAGCTGGACGCTTTGGAGGATTTGATTGAAGCGGCAAACGGCAAACCCGTGCTGGTGGCGTACTGGTTCAAGCACGACCTTGAGCGCATCGAAAAACGGCTGCACGAGCGACATATCCCGTTCTCCAAGCTGGACACGCCCGACAGCATCACCCACTGGAATCGCGGTGAGCTTCCTGTGGCACTGGTGCACCCTGCATCCGCAGGACACGGTTTGAACCTGCAATCCGGCGGCTCGACGCTGATATGGTTTGGGCTGACATGGAGCTTGGAACTGTATCAGCAGACGAACGCCCGTCTGTGGCGGCAGGGTCAGACGGCAGCGACGGTGGTAATACATCACATCATCACCAAAGGCACCATCGACCGAGACATCATGGCGGCGCTGCGTCGGAAGGATAAAACGCAATCAGCCCTGATAGCTGCCGTAAAGGCAAATTTGACAATATAAGACAATCAACGACAATGTACGACAATCCGTGCCAATCCGAGAGAAATAAAAATAGCGGAGGTACAGATTATGGAGACCAATTACGAAAACCTCGCAAACGCCATCGTTGTACAAGCCATCAAGGACTACCGTGTGGCTTTGCATTTTCTGAAACGGCACCCGCATACGCCCGACCTCGACACGGAGGAAGCCAAGTCGGACAAACGCAAGCGTTCTCTTCGGGACAAAATCATCAGGAACGAAAGCGAACGTGACGATGTGGAACGCTTCCTTCGCTCCGGCTGGTTTGAGACGCTCTCCAATCTGGACGGTGAAACACTGCTGCGGCAGGTGCAAGCGATGGAGGTGCGGTGATATGACGGCTTTGGACTTTCTCAGTCAGGCGTATCGCCTCGACCTTCGTATCGACAGCAAGCTCGAACAGATAGCATCGCTAAATGAGCTGGCGACAAAATGCACATCCAGCATCACTGGGATGCCCCGCAACCCCAGTCACAGCCTGTCCTCTATGGCAGACGCTGTCGCAAAGATAGTTGACCTTCAGACTGAAATCGACGCCGACATTCATCGTCTGGTTGACATCAAGCGGCAAATTGTGACGGCGATAAAAGCCGTGGACAACAAGGAATACCAGACGCTACTGGAGCTTCGTTTCCTCTGCGGCTGCACATGGGAGGAGGTCGCCGCCAAGATGGGCTACAGCATCCAGCATACCTTTCGGATGCGCGATTGGGCTTTGAAAACGGTGGTCGTTCCGAAAGTGGAGAGTGAATGAGAGTTGATGTTATATGGGAAAGTAGTATAATGATAGTATAGAAAGTATGACAGTGAGAGCCTTGTGGGAGCAATCCCATGGGGCTTTTCTTTTACCCCAAAGGAGGTGCGGCGTATGCCAACCAGTCCCAAGCGACCCTGCCGCTACCCCGGCTGCCCAGGTCTCGCGACAACGGGCGAACAGTACTGTCCGAAACACAGGGCGCAGACGGAGAGCTTCTACAACCGATACCAACGTCCCAACGATAAGAACGCCTACGGCAGAGCGTGGAAGCGTATCCGTGACCAGAAGATCAAGGCCAATCCGCTGTGTGAGGAGTGTCTGAAGAACGGCGTTCTCAAGCCCGCAGAGGAAGTGCATCACATCCTGCCGCTTGCGGATGGCGGCACCAGTGAGAGGACGAACCTCATTTCCCTGTGTCGCTCCTGTCATATGAAAGCACACGAGGCTCTCGGCACCCGGCATCATGAGAAGTGACCGGGAGGGACGGTCTGAATCTCTAAAAATATATTTTTAGATCAGCGGCGTGGGGCTTCGTGTTGAAAAACGCAGTTTCAAAGGGTTGAATAGCCCAAGTTCAGGAAGGAGTGTGATGAATATGGCGAAAGACGGCACCTGTCGAGGCGGTGCAAGAGTCGGCGCGGGCGCTAAAAAGAAGCCGCTTGCCGACAAAATAGCGTCCGGCAATCCCAGCGGCAGACCGCTCACGGTCATGGAATTCACCGACGCTCCAAAGCTCGAAGGCGTGGAAATGCCGGAGCCGAATAAAATGCTGTCGGCGGAGCAAAAGGACGGCACGACGCTTGCCGCCGATGAGATATACAGAAACACATGGGCGTGGCTTAATGCCCGTGGCTGCGCAGCGTTGGTTTCCCCGCAGCTTCTGGAACGGTACGCGATGAGCGTTGCCCGCTGGATTCAGTGTGAGGAGGCGGTTTCGAGCTTCGGCTTTCTGGCACGGCACCCGACTACCGGTAACGCGATCCAAAGTCCGTATGTGGCGATGGGTCAGAATTATATGAGTCAGACAAACCGCCTGTGGTATGAGATATTCCAGATCGTCAAAGACAACTGCACTGGCGAGTATTCCGGCAGCAATCCTCAAGATGATGTTATGGAAAAATTGCTTACGGCGAGGAGGGGCAAGTAAATGGATATACGCACAATCAAGCTGTCGGAGCTGAATCCGGCAAAATACAATCCTCGCAAAGAGCTACGTCCCGGCGATGCGGAGTTCGAGAAGCTCAAACGCTCCATTGAACAGTTCGGGTACGTCGAGCTTATCGTGGTAAATGAAGCGACCGGCTTCACGGTCATATCCGGTCATCAGCGATTGTCCGTGCTCAAGGCGCTCGGCTACGACAGCGTGGAGTGTGTTGTGGTGAGCCTTGACGCTACCCACGAAAAGGCACTCAACATCGCCATGAACAAAATCTCCGGCGAGTGGGACACGAAAAAGCTCGAAAGCCTGCTCTCGGATTTGAAAGCGGAGGACTTCGACGTTTCGCTCACCGGCTTTGACTCAACCGAAATCGGCATGATGCTTGGCATTGAAGATGAAATCGTACAGGACGAGGTGCCGGAGATCGATGCGGCTGCGCCGACGATATGCCAGCGCGGAGAGCTTTGGCAGCTTGGTCGGCATCGCCTGCTCTGCGGCAGCAGCACCGACAAAGCGGACGTCTCCCGTCTCATGGACGATCAGCACAGCAAGCTGTTATTCACCTCGCCGCCGTACAGCGATATGCGAACCTATAACGGCGACAAGGAACTGAGCGTAGAAAGTATTGCGCAGTTTCTCCCGTGCTACGAGCCGTTCACGGCGCTGCAAGCGGTAAATCTTGGTATCCAGCGCAAGGACGGCGAGGTCTATCCCTATTGGGACACCTATATCGACACCGCCAAAGCCGCCGGTCTGAAGTTGCTGGCGTGGAACGTGTGGGACAAGCTCACCTGCGGAAGCGTCGGACAGCAGCGGGCGATGGTACCCATACGGCACGAGTGGATTTTCTGCTTCGGCAAGGAGCCAGTCACAGTCAATCCGACGTGGCGCAAAAAGGAAGCAAGCATTTATTCAGGCGGACGGTATAACAAAATACGTCAGGCGGATGGCTCCTTCCGCATAGCGCGGCGCGGCAATGAGACCGGCGCGTTCAAAAAGATGGAGAGTCTGCTTGAGCTGCCGGAGCAGACCAGCCTTGAATCGGTCACGAAACAGCTCAGTGAAAAAGGTAAGATTCGAGCCGAGCACCCCGCTACTTTCCCGGTGGCATTGCCCTCGGAATATATCGTGGCATTTACCGACGAGCACGATATCGTGGTTGAGCCATTTGGCGGCGCGGGTACAACGCTCATCGCCTGTGAGCAGCTCGACCGAACCTGCTATTGTATGGAGCTGGACGCGCACTACTGCGACGTCATCATAAAACGCTGGGAGAATTTCACCGGTCGCAAGGCCGAGAAAATTGGAGGGTAAAAATATGACCACTTACAAAACCGCAGAGAGTGTCTGCATGGGACACCCGGATAAGCTCTGTGACCTCATCGCGGACAGCATTCTCGACGCTTGCCTCAGGAAAGACAAGTCCTCACGCGTCGCCTGCGAGGTTATGGCTACGAAGGGCAAAATCATCATTGCGGGCGAGATCACCTGCGATGGCAAGGTAGACATCCGCTGGGAGGTGCGCGAGGTTCTCCGCAAGGCTGGCTACAATCCGTGGAAGTTCACGGTCTTCGTGTTCGTCCATAAGCAAAGCAAGGATATCAATGCTGGAGTGACCACTGCATTGGAAGCCCGAAACGGCAGCGAGGAACGCTACGCCTCAATGGGTGCTGGCGATCAGGGCACCGTTTACGGCTACGCAACAAACGAAACCCGTGAAATGCTCCCGCTCCCTCTGGTGCTGGCACATCGTATTTGTAAGCGCGTTGACGAGTGCCGCCGCGATAAAATGATCAAGGGCATTCTTCCAGATGGTAAGGCGCAGGTCACGGTTGAATATGAGGACGGCAAGCCCAAGCGGGTAAAAACCATCGTCATCTCCGTTCAGCACGAAGCCAGCAAAACGCAGGAGCAGCTCTATTCCGACATCAAGCAGAATGTGCTCTGGCAGTGTTTTGAGGATTTCCCGTTTGACAACGATACGGAAATCCTCGTCAATCCATCTGGGCGCTTCGTCGAGGGTGGACCCGCAGCAGACACTGGACTGACCGGCAGAAAGCTGATGGTGGATACCTACGGCGGGCTTGCGCTACACGGCGGCGGTGCGTTCAGCGGCAAAGACCCGACAAAGGTCGACCGCAGCGGCGCATACATGGCGCGGTATATTGCAAAAAATATTGTTTGGGGCGATCTTGCAAAGGAATGCGAGGTCGCTCTTTCTTATGCCATCGGCAAGGCTGACCCGGTTGCCGTAAACATTGACGCTTTTGGCACCAGTGCCTTTACCAATGAGCAGCTCCGCGAAATCGTGCTGTCAGTGTTCAACCTGCGTCCGGCGGCAATCATTGAAAAGCTACGGCTGCGGAACGCCATCTACGAGGACACGGCGACCTATGGACATTTCAATTCCTGTCTGTTCCCGTGGGAGGATACCAGCATGGAGTTGTACAGAGAATTGAGAAAGGCGGCTGAAGCGTATGCAGATAGAAAAGCTAAAAACTGAGCAGCTTGTCCCATCTGACTACAATCCCCGTAAAGACCTGAAGCCCGGCGACACTGAGTACGATAAGCTGAAGCGCTCCATTGAGCAGTTTGGCTATGTAGAGCCGGTCATCTGGAACAAGACCACGGGGCGCGTCGTTGGCGGGCATCAGCGCTTGAAGGTGCTCATTGATATGGGCATCACTGAGGTGGATTGCGTCGTGGTTGAGCTGCCGGAGGATAAGGAAAAGGCGCTCAACGTGGCGCTCAACAAAATCTCCGGCGAATGGGACAAGGATAAGCTGGCGCTGCTCATCGCGGATCTGCAGGGCGCGGACTTTGATGTGTCGCTCACAGGCTTCGATCCCGCCGAGCTTGACGACCTGTTCAAGGCTTCGGTCAAAGATAAAATAAAAGACGACGATTTCGATGTGGACGCGGAGCTGAAGCAGCCGCCGGTCACAAAGCCCGGCGACATCTGGACGCTGGGACGGCACCGACTGGTCTGCGGCGACAGCACCAAGGCAGAAACCTTCTCCGCTCTCATGGACGACCGCAAGGCAAATCTGGTCGTAACGGACCCGCCCTACAATGTCAATTATGAAGGCAGCGCTGGAAAGATCAAGAACGACAATATGGCAAATGACGCTTTTTACGGCTTCCTGCTGGCAGCGTTCCAGAACACCGAAGCAGTCATGGCAGACGATGCCAGCATATATGTTTTTCATTCCGACACCGAAGGGCTGAATTTCAGGAGAGCCTTTTCGGATGCCAGTTTTTATTTGTCCGGCTGCTGTATCTGGAAGAAGCAGTCGTTGGTGCTGGGTCGCTCCCCCTATCAGTGGCAGCATGAGCCTGTGCTCTACGGCTGGAAGAAAACCGGCAAGCATCAATGGTACAGCGGGCGTAAGGAAACCACCATATGGGAGTTCGACAAGCCTAAGAAAAACGGCGATCACCCAACCATGAAGCCCATTCCGCTGCTGGCGTACCCTATTATGAATAGCTCCATGAGCAATACGCTGGTGCTTGACCCCTTCGGTGGCTCCGGCAGTACGCTCATCGCCTGTGAACAGGCTGACCGCTCCTGCGCCACCATTGAGCTCGACGAAAAATACTGCGACGTTATCGTGAAACGGTATATCGAGCAGGTTGGCTCGGCAGATAAGGTTTCTGTACAGCGCGACGGACTTACCTATTCTTATGCGGAGGTGGCTGGAAAATCAGACTGAACCACACAAACGCCGCCGCTTCTATTTGGTACATATATATCGTGGAATCGCCTTGCTATTTACGGCCTTTAGAGTGATATATGTATGTACAAAAAGCCGATGCATCGGCTCAAAGGAAGGTGGCAATCACTATGGAAAACACATTTGAACTCAGGTACAACCTGACCGGCAGCGACAGGAAACGGCTGGTCACAGCAATGGCGGAGGCTACGGGCTGCGCGGCAAAATACAAGGGCGCTCCAACCTTCGCCTACGAGGTGGACTACTTTACGGTTGACAAGAATGGCACCGTCAGCTTCGATGACCGCGCCGACAGCGAGGAAATCGAAAGGCTCATCGAGCAGCTGCACGAGCAGGGATTTGAAGCGGAGCCGCAGGATGCGCCTGACGATGACGCGCCGGAAGAAGCCGGTGACTCCCTTGTTATCTCCTACCCGCGTAAGGACATCAGCGACGCGGTGCTTGAAAACCTGCGACTGCTGGTGGCAAGCAAGGAATCGCTCATAAAAAAGGCGCTGGGCGCGGATGCTCTGCCGATTGAGGTCACGGACGAGACGGTCAACTTCCCGTGGTTTAATGGTTTCCCCTCGCCAGAGGAAATCAGCGCCTACGCCCATTTCACGGGGAAGCTCATCGGTATGGCTAAAACGCAAAAGCGCGTCACTGCCAAGGAGAAGGACATCGACAACGAAAAGTACGCTTTCCGTTGCTTCCTGCTGCGGCTCGGTTTCATCGGCGACGAGTACAAGGCGGCGCGTAAAATTCTGCTTCGCAACCTAACAGGCAGCGGCGCTTTCAAGAGCGGCAACTCCAAGACACAGGAGTACATCGAGAAAATTGAAAGCGACGCCGGTCTTTACGATGACGTGATGAGCCTGCAGGACAAGGAGGTGGCTGACGATGAGCTTTCCAAGTAAAGAGCTGGTCGAGAGCCTCCGCAAGTATTACCCGGTCGGTTGCCGTGTGGAGCTGCTCCGCATGGACGACCCACAGGCGCCGCCAGTCGGCACCAAAGGCACCGTGCGCGGCGTGGACGACATCGGCTCGGTCATGGTTGCGTGGGACAACGGCTGCGGCCTGTCGGTCGCTTACGGCGAGGACTTATGCCGGAGGTGTGATGATGACTGAGAAAATCAAAGAGCAAATCCTCGCCGTGCGCGACACCAGTCTTACCAATATGTTCGACGTAAACACGGTGCAGCGCATCGCAAACGACATGGGCTTCTTCGAGCTGGTTGTGTATTTGGAGGACAATCGCTGCGAATACACGCATTTCATCCTCACCGGCGAGGCATAAACTACACAACTATATGCGGTATAATCGCCTCAAAGATTGTGCTATATATTGCGGTTTATATCTTCGAATTGCCTTGCTATTATGTGCTTTTAGAGCGAATATGTGTATAACAAAACAAGGGAGGCACATACCATGAAAAGCACAAAGACGATGACCTACAAGGAGCTCGAAAATGAACTGCTCAAGAATCGCTGCGAACTTCGCACCGCAAGCCTTGAAAGAAAAAGAGAGCTCATCAGCCGCGACCACGACCTGATGGTCGAAATGGACAGCCGCTGGAACAGCAAGAAAAACTGAGGAGGACACGACAATGACAGACAAGCAGCTTAAACAAGCCAAAAGCCAGCTCCCGCAGGGCGAGCGCTTCGACCGGGCTTACAGCGCCTTTGAAGGCGGCATTCGCCTGATTTCCAAGGATGACGAGGGACGCGAGTTCCGCTACAAGGTAATCTTCGAAGCAGACGACAGCGTCCGCATCGAACGGTTTTAAGGAGGATGGCACCATGTGGAAAGAAGGAAGCCTGAAGGTTCACGAGAGCGTTTTTCACTACTGGATGAAGCAGTACGACGAAGGCAGCGAGTTTGGCATCGACGGCGGTCGCATCAGCAAGCTGACGCTCAAGCGGAACGGCACTATCGTATGCAACTACGACAGAGGCTGGGACGTCGAGCCTGCAGACCCGGACACACAGCTTGCACTAGAAATCCTGCTTCACGGTGAAAACTACTAAAAAATAGCCGAGAACGCGCCGGAGACGGCGTGTATCTCGTACAGATAGATTTGTAAAGGCACCGGAGGGTGTCTATTTTTATGCTCTGAGGGAGGCGGCAAGCATTGCGAAAACTGAAAAAGTATAAACAAACGCGCTTCAAAGCGTCAGATTCCACCTATGATAAAGCCGCCGCCGACTACGCCGTCTCGTTCATCGAGTCGCTCTGCCATACCAAAGGCACCTGGGCGGGAAAGCCCTTCGAGCTCATCGACTGGCAGGAGCAGATCATTCGTGACCTTTTCGGAACATTGAAGCCCAACGGCTATCGGCAGTTCAACACCGCCTATGTGGAGATTCCGAAAAAAATGGGCAAGAGCGAGCTGGCTGCAGCTATCGCTCTTCTGCTCACCTGCGGCGACGGTGAAGAGCGCGCCGAGGTCTACGGCTGCGCCGCCGACCGCAATCAGGCGTCCATTGTTTTCAACGTTGCAGCGGATATGGTGCGTTATTGTCCAGCACTCTCTAAGCGGGTGAAAATTCTTGACGCCACCAAACGGCTCATTTTCCAGCCCACCGGTAGCATCTATCAGGTGCTGTCCGCTGATGTCGGCAATAAACACGGCTTCAATACCCACGGCGTGGTATTTGACGAGCTGCACACACAGCCCAACCGGAAGCTGTTTGACGTCATGACAAAAGGTAGTGGCGACGCGAGAATGCAGCCGCTGTATTTTCTCATCACCACCGCCGGAGACAACCAGAACAGCATCTGCTGGGAGGTACATCAAAAGGCGCTGGACATCATCGACGGACGCAAACATGACCCGACCTTCTATCCCGTTATCTACGGCGCGGCGCAGGAGGATGATTGGACTGACCCGAAGGTGTGGAAAAAAGCGAATCCCAGCTTGGGCATCACTGTGGGCATGGACAAGGTCAAGGCGGCGTTTGAGTCGGCTCGGCAAAATCCCGGCGAGGAGAACAGCTTTCGGCAGCTTCGGCTCAACCAGTGGGTCAAACAGGCAGTGCGCTGGATGCCGATGGATAAATGGGATAAATGCGCGTTCCCAGTCAACGAAGCAGCGCTGGAAGGTCACGTCTGCTACGGCGGGCTTGATCTTTCGTCCTCCACCGACATCACTGCTTTCGTGCTGGTCTTTCCACCCAGCGACGAGGACGATAAATACTGTATCCTGCCGTTCTTCTGGATACCGGAGGACAACATCGACCTGCGCGTCAAACGCGATCATGTGAATTATGACCTTTGGGAGCGGCAGGGTGTCCTGCAAACCACCGAGGGCAATGTTGTTCACTACGGTTTTATTGAACAGTTCATCGAACAGCTCGGCGAGAAATACAACATCCGCGAGATTGCCTTTGACCGCTGGGGAGCCGTTCAGATGGTGCAGAATTTGGAGGGCATGGGCTTCACGGTCGTGCCCTTCGGTCAGGGCTTCAAGGATATGTCCCCGCCCACGAAGGAACTGATGAAGCTGACGCTGGAGGAAAAGCTGGCGCACGGCGGCAATCCGATCCTGCGCTGGATGATGGACAATATCTACATCCGCACCGACCCCGCCGGTAACATAAAGGCGGACAAGGAAAAGTCTACCGAGAAAATAGATGGCGCGGTCGCCACCATCATGGCGCTTGACCGGGCAATTCGGTGTGGCAACGAAACGGGCGAAAGCGTTTATGACAAACGCGGTCTTTTATTTATCTGATGGAGCGTCCTCAACAACATCTTCATTGATGAGTTTGCCGGTCTTTTTATAGCGCAATCCCTCTTTCGTGCTAAAGATTGGTTCACCCAAAACATACTCGCCATGGTAGAAATCAGATATGTTCATGCCAAGTGCCTCAATGACCCGGCAGGCAACCTGAAACGAGGCAGTCTTTATGTTACGGTCACCGCTTTCAAAACGCTGGTAGCTTTGAAGCGGAATATTCGCTTTCTCCGCAACCTGCTTTTGTGTCAGACCAAGAATGACACGATGTTCCTGCAGAATGCTTTTCGCATTCGGATGCAGTAACTGAAAACCATCTAAAGAGAAATTTTCCATAGTGTAACCTCCATATGATATACATCCAGCTGGATGTTTTAATGATACAGCCATATGGAGGTAAAGTCAAGAAATATATGCAGCCGCTTGGCTGTATTTTTAAGGAGACTCCCAATGAGTATTTTTTCAGGTATGTTCCGTTCCCGGGATAAGCCCCAAAACAGAACGGCGGGCAGCTCGTACAGCTTCTTGTTCGGTGGTACCACGGCTGGCAAGGCTGTGACGGAGCGCACCGCCATGCAGATGACGGCTGTCTACTCCTGCGTCCGCATTCTTGCGGAGGCTGTGGCGGGACTGCCCCTCAATCTGTATCATTATCTGCCGGACGGCGGCAAGGAGAAGTCCTTCGACCATCCGCTGTATCGCCTGCTCCACGATGAACCGAACCCGGAAATGAGTTCCTTCGTATTCCGGGAAACGCTCATGACGCATCTGCTGCTCTGGGGCAACGCCTACGCACAGATTATCCGCAACGGCAAGGGCGAGGTCGCGGCGCTGTATCCGCTTATGCCGAATAAAATGACGGTCGACCGCGACCAGAGCGGGCAGCT